TATTGGGTGATCTTTCTATACTGGAATCTGGACCAGATATTCACACTATGCCTTGTGTTGTGATGGTCGACAATGAACCTAATGTGCCGGCATATAATGATATTCCATTATTCGATCAAAAGATGCATGGAATTCATTATGATGAAGGTGCGTTTGGAATTAGGCGGGCTAGAGCAATACATAAAAAGAGTGATATTGTTTATCCTTTAGGTAGACATTTTGAATCTTTTTCCACTAACAAATTATTAGTTTTGTGGTATGGTTGGTCTCCTCTCACCGAGCAAGTTATTAAACGCAAGATGCAGATACAGAATAAAATGCCCGAATCGGATAAGCAAAAAGGTCTAGGTACAGGACATTTATTGGATATGGAAAAGTTTAATTCTTATTATAATCATTATATGAGTCTTTCCCGAGATTTATCTAAAGATTTGGAAACATATAAAAATATGACAAGGTATTCATTATGAAAAGATTTTCGATTTGTATTGCAACATATGAAATGGGTGGTTACGGTTTCACCTTTTTGGATCAATTATTGACAGAATTGAAAATGCAGAGTATGCAAGATTTTGAGATTGTCATTTCGGACCAAAGTACTGATAATAAAGTTTTGGAGGTTTGTCAAAAGCATTCAAGTTTATTGGATATTAAATATTTTAAATATTTCTATAACCGAGGCAAGGCTGCTGCTAATATCAATCGTGCTATGGAATATGCATCAGGTGAAATTATTAAGATTTTATATCAAGATGATTTCTTTGTTGACATTGATGCACTCAGTAAAATTGACAATGAATTCCGTAACGGTGCAAAATGGGTAGTCAATGGCTTCACTCATAGTGAAGATAAAAGGACATTCTTCAACACAAGAATCCCATTTTATCAAGATGCTGTTATAATTGGTGAGAATTCTATTGGTAATCCATCTAATTTTGCTATTCTTTCATCCGAACGTCTTTATATGGATGAGGAAATACTTTATGTTGTTGATTGTGAGTTCTATTATCGCACTAAACAGAAACTTGGATTACCCAATGTAGTTAAGGATATTCTAGTCTGTGCAAGACATCATCCGGTTTCCGCTGTGGATAATCCTAGTTTTTATAAATTGAAAGATCCAGAAGTTCAATATTGTCTGAAAAAACACGGATTGAGAATTCAATAAGTTGTATTTGGGTCGTATATATCTAATCGAACAATTCTACATAAGGAAATCATCAACTCAGAAGTTATATAAATAATATACAAGTCTCGTTTTTGTCAACCGCAGTGTGTTGCAGACCTAAGGGGAAATAATGAAATCATTTGTATACTACTTAAAAGAAGATACAGAGGGCGCGAAACTGAAGCATATACACCATGCTGAAGACCGCCCTCTTATGCATGGTGCTGAAGGTTTTGAACATGCCCATGCCGCACTAATGCAAGCTCATGAACACATGAAGGCCAAAGCGAAAAGCAGCAACCTATCAATGAAATATGACGGATCACCATCAATCGTATTTGGTCACCATCCCGAGACTGGTAAATTCTTTGTTGCCAGTAAGTCTGCATTCAACAAGAATCCAAAAATCAATTATACGGAAGCAGATGTTGATAGAAATCACGGTCATGCACCCGGTCTTGCATCTAAACTCAAGATCGCACTTAAAAATTTACCTAAGGTAACTCCTAAAAAAGGTGTCTATCAAGGCGACTTAATGCACTCTTCCGAGGATTTACACCATCATGACTAAAAAAGTATCTTTTACTCCAAATACGATCACCTACACCGCACACGGCGATGAGGCTAAAAAGATCGGCGCTTCCAAGGTTGGTGTGGTCGTTCATACGAAATATCACGGCAAAGACCTCGATTCGTTGTCGGCACATCATGATGTTGATATGCACAACTTTAAAGAGCATCCTGATGTACACTTGCACAGCGCCGAACATGATACAAGCAAGATTAGTTATCCACAACATGCTCAGGACGAGTTCCACAAGCACATGGCAGCAGCAAAAAACATACATGATACTCATGGTGGTAAAATGTATCCTGCTACGGAGAAGCATCAAGGTGAGCATTCCCATCTAACTACATACATCAATAAGACTGTAGATACCGGAGAAATTCCCCATGCGGCCGGATTGCAAAACCACATTAGGAATGTGTATAATAAGGAAGCAGCAAAGGTGAAGACTGATAAAGCCAAGGCTGCAAAAGAATCTGAGGCGAAGGATCACATTGACCACATTGAAAAGAATAAATCACACTATGAAAATTTATTGACCATGCATCACCATCTAGCACAAGCTAAAAATGTCTTGGTTAAGAGTCTGGAATCTCATGAAGGTAGATACACTCACCATATTGCTGGTAAAAAGTCAAAACCCGAAGGTTTCGTAATTCATCACACTCCTGCATCAGGTCAAACAGAACCCACGAAATTGGTCAACCGTGCAGAATTCGCTAAACAAAATAGATTAAAGGTAAGAAAATGACATCATTACAACATAAAATTTGGTTAGAGCGTGCGGGTCTTTTAGTTACAGAAGAGACTCTATCCGAAGGCCGCGCAGCAATGGCAGGTTCGGGAGCTCGCGCCGATTATGATAAAAAGAAGTATGTTGAACCGCATATTGGTTCAAAGGAATTTACACACACTTTGGCTAAAGAGCATGAAGATTTGCCGGCCGGATCTCGCGTTAGAATACATGGAGTCTCACAAGACGAGAAAGGTAAACATCATGTACACGTTGAGGATGAACAGGGGGGCCATCATTCTGTTCCTATGTCAAAACTTCGTAAACCGGGCGAAGAACCGAAAAACAGGGGACATGAATATGAATCTTCTTTTGTTGATAGATTGAAAAAAAATGGTATTATGCCACATCATATAACTGGTGCCGGATCAAGTGCGGGAACAGATTTTGCGGTTGAAAACAAAAAGAAAAAAACAACACATGCAGGTAAAGTTGAAGGTAACTTATTGAATGGTGAGACTAAAAATGGCACTACTGCCGCAATGGGGCAACTAACCGTGCGACATGATCCTAAAAAAGGTGGTTGGCATATACCTGATGAAGCTAGAAAAAAACGACCAGAGTACGCAAAGCACATAGAAAAATCTGGAATTCTTGATCATATGAATAAACACATGCATCCAGATAAACACCAGGAAACCACAGCTTCCGGCCGTGCAAAAACTGTCGTAATCAAACATCCAAATTTAGATCCGGCCGATGCATATCTGCAAGACCACCATGTTCATGTGTTGCAAGTCGGAGGACACGGAACCTATCGTGTTGGTGGAACAGACCATACCGGCCATGGATTGCCTAAGGTCTCAGGAAAAGGACAGTGGAGAATAAGGGAAAAGCAGACAGGTAATAAAAAATCTAGAATGCTTGCTTTTCATCCAGATGGTGTGAAGGGTTTAAACAAAAGTCATATCGATTTAGACAATGATGAACATATGGAAAAATTTAAGAAAACCTTGGGACACTAAAACTAATGAAATCATTTCTGGAATTAGTAGAAGAAAATGCTTCTGGTGACAAGCATCATGTCATGACTTTTGGTCGGATGAATCCTCCGACCACTGGTCATTTGAAATTGATCGACAAAGTAAAAGAAGTGGCAAAGAAGAATAATGCAGACCATACGGTTGTTGTTTCACATACACAGGATTCCAAAAAGAATCCTTTGTCGGCTGATCAAAAATTGAAGCACCTCAAACGTTATTCACCAGGAACAAATTTCAAAGCGGCCTCGAAAGAACATCCATCATTCCTACATCATGCTACGGAATTGCACAAAAAAGGTGTTACACACTTACATTTAGTTGTTGGTTCTGACCGTGTCAAAGAAATGAAAGATACATTACACCGGTATAATGGAACTCATCCTTCTGCTCTATTCAATTTCAAGAAGATAACAGTACATTCTGCAGGTCATCGTGATCCTGATGCGGAAGGCACTGAAGGTATGTCTGCCAGTAAGATGCGGGAACATGCCAAGAATAATGACTCGCACGGATTTAGACAAGGTGTTCCTGCACACGTTTCAGATTCACACGCCAACTCACTTATGCATGATGTGCGTAAAGGAATGGGACTGCATGAAGATGTTTATCGGGGATTGTTCAAAGCCATATTTCTCACTGGCGGTCCAGGCTCTGGTAAAGACATTATTGTCCGAGAAGGTATTGCCGAGTCTAGAATTTGTGAACTAAACTTCTCACAATGCACCGGTTATCTTGGTGATAAGCACAGTTTGCATAAAAAGACAAATGATTTTAGGAGAGAATCGATCCGAAATCGCGGTCCTTTGATTATTAATGGTCCCGCCGATGATCTACAATCAATTGAATATATCAAAGAAGAATTGGAAGAATTAGGCTATGAAACGTTAATGGTATTTGTTGGTACGACGGATGATGTAAGTAAAGAGAGAAATTTACATTTATCACGGGTTATGTCGGAATCGGTTAGACAAGATAGATGGAGTAAATCTCACAAGAATCTTGAGAACTTCTCCAAAATTTTTAATTCACTAATAATATTTGAAAATTCAGGAAGTGTAAATACCAAAGAAGATGATATCGATAATGTTTATCAATTCACGAAATCTTTTTTAGACTCAACAACAATAAATGAATCTAAAGAAAATTGGTTTATTAAAAATTTAACAGAAAGACAAAAAAATGCTAAACAAAATTTCACAAGCAATCAAAAAGTTCTTCGAACTGAAGCCCAGAAACCAAAAGGTTGCACCACACACAAATTCCTTACCGACAACAACTGTCCCTATTGTCAACTCTCAAGAAAAGCCGGTCAAATCGACTCGGTCAAAGACGGAGACGTTGCCCCAAACGGAAGTTATTCAGCCGGAACATATTCCGAATCCTGCAGCAATCCGAGCAGAACGTTCAAAAGTTTCATCGAACAATCGAAACCAATCCTTAGAGTCAACCCCATACCAAAAGAGCCAAACTTCCAAAAAGACGCCGACAAAACCAAAAGGCTAAAGAGGCCCGACACTTCAATGAGTGGAAGTGCAGCAAGAGTTGGTAATCCAGGAGGTGTGTCTTCGACATATGATTCTAGAGGAACTGGCGGACTAACTGGTGGTGCAGGATTAGGTAATCCAACATATGGCGAAAGTCAAGAGTATAGCAACGCTAGTCCAACAAGCATAGCAATGCCATCTGGTGGAAGTGTGAATCCTCTTTCTAGTGAATATGATAATACGGCAACTCGTAAGAAAAGATTTAAAAAAGAAGCAATCGATAGTCCGGGTGAGGTGGCCATGGGTGTTGGTGGTGTTCTCGGCGGATCAGGTAATAAAGAACCAATGGTGACACCTATGGATAAATTTGGTATATCTGGAATAACAATAAAGAAAAAGAAAGACAAATTAAAATGAAAACCTTCGCCGAATTTATGTCCGAATCTGCTGCGTGGAAAAGAAAAGAAGGTAAAAATCCAGAGGGTGGATTAAATAGAAAAGGTATTGCTTCTTATCGAAGAGAAAATCCCGGTTCTAAATTAAGCATGGCTGTCACTACACCACCTTCTAAATTAAAGCCTGGTAGCAAATCGGCAAAAAGAAGAAAAAGTTTTTGTGCCAGAATGGGTGGTATGCCCGGACCGATGAACAAACCAAACGGAAAACCTACTCGAAAAGCATTAGCTTTGAGAAAATGGAATTGCAATTAAATTCAGGAGAATAAAATGTACATTAAAGATAAAATGGTAATCGACTCTGTAGCCAAGGCTGTTATGTCTGTTATGGATGAAGAAAATAAAAAACTTCTCCTTGAACCTGAAAAGGGTGAAAAACATGAAGATGAGGCTGAAGATAAGAAGCTCATCAAAAAAATGGTTAAAAAGTCTTGTCATGCGGAAAGCAAGGGTAACCAACCACAGGAAACATTCACCGATAACAATATGGGTGAAGATGATCATAAGGGTAATAAAATTAATCCAAAAGAATTTGAAGATAAATTGGACAAGAAGTACGGTAAACCAAGTCCTTGTGTTGGTGATGTTAAAGAAGAGTTTGGCTTAGAAGAAGGCTCTGGACCTAAAGAAAAACAAAAGACTCCATATAGAAATATTAATAGTCCTGAGTATAGAGCAGCTGCCGAAAAACAAAAAGATAAGATGGATAAAGATGAGGCTGCAACACCTGGCAAAAAGTTATTGAGTAGATTAAAGGGTGGACAGTACAAACTTGATAAAAACCAAAATGGTAAACTCGATGCACACGATTTCAAGATTCTTCGTGGCGGAAAGAATGAATCAGTTGAAGGTCTAGACGAGAAGTTAAATCCTAAAAAAAGGACTACAGACGCACTTACTGGTCGTGTAAAGGGTGGAGATGATAACGAACACTCTAGTTACAAAGTTGCACTAGAAGATGAAAATATAGAGGCACCAAAATCCCGTGCAAGAAGTCTCGCTATTGAAGCATTTAGAAAAATCAAAAAGAAATCAATGTTGGGTCAAGTTGGTACCTCAGAAGAGAAAAAGAAATGAAGAAATTAAAAGATGTTGTACGTAAAGGAGTGGCACCGAAATCGACATTCGGTACGAATCCATTGGATCCATGGTCGACAAAATCCAATATCACGGAAGGTAGAACTTCTTTATTAAATAAGTTTATTCTATCTAAAGGTATTGAACCCAGTTCATTATCCACGGACTCCTTGATTGCTTATTCCAAAACACTAGAGTTTGAGAAGTGGGTTAGAGACAGAAAACTGCGCGTCGAATCAGTCGAATCACACACTCTAGTAAGACAAAGACTCTTACAAAAGAAACTCGGTAATTTGCCTGAAGCAGTTGATAGAAAAGATACAGTTACTATTAATATTCCCTTGATGATTAGGTTGCTCGAACTCGCTAGAGAAGATGTCAAGACTGATATGGAACTACACCATATAGTCGAGCGGCTGATCAATATACGTAGCCGTGGTGTTTTGGGTATGGATCACTATAATTATATTGCCGGTAAGAGTAGAAAAGCTTTTAGGGAAGAAACAGATTTGGATGATTATGACACAATTGCAAATATCAAAGAATCCTCTCCTGACTGGGGAAATTACACTGTCCACACAAGTACTGGTAAACACACTGTTTATGGTCCCAGTGATGACCATGCGGAAATGACAAAACACTTACATCGTCAAATGGGTGGACATGGTAAAATAATATACGGTGATATTAAGAAGATTGAACCGCACACCGATGCTGTTGCAAATACGAGAGATCCTAAAAGCAATCGTTCTTACAATGAATCAATTAATAAAATGTCCAAGAAAGATGATCCTTGCTGGACAGGTTACCGTATGGACGGTTCCAAAAGTAAAGGCGGAAAACAAGTACCAAATTGTGTTCCGGAAGAAACAGATTTGGAAGAAATGGCTGGCGCCAACATGGACACCAGAGCAGTACATCAGCACCTAAAGAAGGCTGGTTGGAATTTAACTAGAACTACTGGATCTCATGACGTATTCACTCACAAAGATTCCAAAGAACATATTCCAGTTCCTAGACACAGACAGTTAAAGGCTCCTTTAGTTAAGAGCATTCTAAAAACCTCTAAGGTGACGTTGGCCACCGAAGATAAATTCCAAGATTCACAAGCCGCAACGCAAACTGTTGGTATGGAAGTGGAATCCAAAAAAAGGTTTAAGTCATTACGTCCTGTTAAAATTAAAGAAGAGTTATATGACACCGAGAAGGAAAACAAATCTGCTCAAGTTTATGGAAAAAAACCAAAATTTGCAAAAACGGATGGAAGAGATAACAATGAAACGGATAAGGTAACAGCGCGGGCCACATTGTCTGGAGGTAAAACCTTGACCGGTCAACCCCGTGATACTGTTGAAATTGATCCGTCAATGAAAACTCGATTGGATGCGAATAAGACGCGAGAAAAGAAATAAGATAAATATAAGATAAACTACCTTCATAAGGAGAATAAAAATGACATGGGGTAATACAGACGCATCCGGCACAAAGCCGAGATTCCCGGTCGAAAGACAGACCCGAGAGGTCAAACAATTAATTACAGCTAACAGCACCGCTGCTGACGCAAACGTCATCACCTTCGTTTATAATGACGGTGCAGGAAACAATGTCGCCAATGTTGGAATTTTAGTAGGCCAGTATGTGTATGCTACTAATTTAGCTTCGGGCGGCCTAGCTGGATTTTTCACTTCGAATAATACAGTTAAAAGCATTAGTGGAAATAATGTAACATTCACTAATAACACTTTTGGTATTATTACAGCCGGTCGGACTGTCGGTTTCGATACAAGTATCAACTATAGCACCGCAAATAATCCTAACTCAGTATTAGCGAACACCTTTGCAGATACTATCTTAGTTACAGCATCTCGCATGGCAAACGTAAACACCAGCATAACTAGCAATGGTTCCTTCAATACAGGTTGGGTACATGTGAGTAAGAAAACAAATAACGACGGCACAGTTCGTTATTTAAGGGAAACTTTGGTGTGTCTCGCCAACGCAACCGCCACGACGACTGCATCCGGCAACACACACGACGGTCAGATATTCAGAGGATTATAATCCTTTCATAAATGTTTGATGTTTTAAATGATGAAAATTTGGTGATGTATGCAGTAAAATGTTATACATCACCAAATTGTTTAATGTCAGAGTTTGAAGGAGATATTAAAAGAACCAAATATCTAAAGAGATTATTCAGGAGATATAAGGTCACAAAGATTCTCAAAGAACGTTTGATATTAAATCATTTAATTTTATTGAACAATGTTTTTGGTCCAGAAGCTACTGCTAGAATTTTATTCTACAGAGTAGATCCTAGAGATTATGATATATTAAAAACTTTTTTAATATATTTAAATATTATGCCGGATGTTGTAAGAGGTATTAGGGGTATTAATATAAATTCTTCTGATATACAAGTAAATATGCATATCGCAGAGATATTAAGGCGTCTATGAAATCATTTAAAAAATTCATGTCCGAAAATAAATCTGGAGATTCTTCTCTCCATGATTGGTTTACAAAAAGTAAATCTTCTGATGGTAAACCTGGTTGGGTGCAATTGGGTGGTAAATATGCAGGAAAGTCCTGCGCCAAACAACCTGGTCAAAAAACAAAACCTAAGTGTGGAAGTTCTAAAATGGCAGCAGCAATGTCTGACAAAGAAGAAAATGCGGCCGCCAGAAGAAAACGAGCAAAAGATCCAAATCCCGATAGAAAAGGTAAGGCTATAAATGTTGCAACAGAGAATGTTACAACTGAAGATGCCTGCACATCTAAAGTTAAATCTAGATATTCTGTATGGCCAAGTGCCTACGCATCTGGAGCACTAGTTAAATGCAGGAAAGTTGGTGCCGCAAATTGGGGAAATAAATCAAAAAAAGAAAGTTATAATTTGCTGACTTTTAAAGATTATATTGAAGAAGATGGTGTCGTGGCAGTAGCAGGGCCCACAAATATTGTTGGTAGCGGCGCAATTGCGGGTACCGGCGGCAAAGGTGGAGAACCTGGTGTATCTCGCACTCGCAAAAACCCAATCATACTTCCGATGGGTAAAAGAAAAAATCCACCAAACTAATAGGTGCAAAATGACACAATTCAGTTTTGATTTCAATAAAGATAAGTTTTACAGAATAATATCCGGAAATAAAAATCCCAGTATTTGGTTCCAAGCATGTGTTGAAATTCTACCCAAATATAATATTACAACTGAATTACGTATTGCACATTTCCTAGCACAATGCGGACATGAATCATTGGACTTTACTGTACTTGAGGAAAATTTAAATTATTCCAGTGAAGGACTAGTCAAGGTGTTCGGTAAATATTTTCCAAATATACCAAGCACAACAGGGTACGCTCGTAAACCGGAAAAGATAGCAAATCGTGTATATGCTAATCGCATGAGTAATGGTCCTGAAAGTTCGGGTGATGGCTATAAATTTAGAGGTAGGGGTATTATTCAATTAACTGGTAAATCGTCATATACTTCCTATGCAAGTCATGTGAATAAAAGTGTTGAAGATACTATAGAATCTTTTAAAAATCCAAAGGATGCACTGGATTGTGCGTGTTGGTTTTGGAATTCCAGAAACTTGAATAAATTTGCTGATGTTAATGACATACTAACAATAACAAAATTAATCAATGGCGGTAAAAATGGCCTAGATGATCGTACTACTCGTTATACAAAAGCAATTGCCATATTAAGGAGTTAATCATGTGGTTTCTTAATTTTATTCCTGATTGGATTGCCTACTCATTATTTTATATTGGTGTAATTTCCTTAGGAATTAGTATTGTTTTATCTTACATACCTCTCATATCGACTTATAAATTACCAATTCAAATTTTATCTACAATTTGTATTATTGTCGGTTCTTTTCTTTCTGGTTCACTAATGCAAGAAAAATCAACTAAACAAAAGATTGAAGAATTGGAGATTAGAATTAAAATTGCTGAAGAACAATCATCTCAAGAAAATGTTAAAATTGTCGAAAAATTAGTAACTGAAACCAAAGTTGTCAAACAAAAGGGTGCCGACGTTATTAAATATATCGATAGAGAAGTTGTTAAGTATGACAATGAATGCAAAATTCCATTAGTTGTTATTAGGGCACATAATGCAGCAGCAAAGAATGAGGAGATAAA